AATAGTATACCCGCCAGTTTCAAAAAACAACTGCTAGTTGCATGATCGCAGAAAATAACAGTTGCAGAAAACACTGTGCGGTTGTATTTTGCCCTCATGAACAGAAACGCTCTCAAACGCCACCCGCTACGCCGGGCCGGGCTGCGCACGGTCGCTGATGCCATGGGCATGAGTTCGGAAGGCGTCAGAAAATGGACGCTCAAGAATGAAGTACCGCCTGAACGGCTGGCGGACGTTGTGCGCATCACCAAATCCCCGCCCTCACTGCTGGCCCCTGCGCTGTATCGGCAGATTGCCGAGGCGGATGCGGCATGGATTGAAGTAAAAAGCAATTCGTAGACCAACAAAAAACCCGCCAATCGGGGCTGGTTCATTGCGCCGGTTCGGGCCGGCTATCACTGATGTTTTTGACTTAACGAGGAAACACCAATGAGTAGTGAAAGTATACAGGAATCCGCGCCATGCCTATCAAAGACTGGTCGCGTTATCCGCAAAACTGGAAAGCTATTAGCCAAGCGATCCGCGAAAGAGCGGGTGATTGCTGCGAAGGCAGTCCCGCCTATCCCGACTGTCGCGCCCGGAATGGCGAACCCCATCCCGTTACCGGCAGCCGAGTTGTGCTTACCGTCGCCCACCTTGACCACGAACCCGGAAACTGTGACCCCGATAATCTCCGGGCCATGTGTCAGCGATGCCATACCACTTATGACGCCAAGCACCATGTCAGAACTAGAAAACGCCGCGCTTGTATTATCCGCCACTACCGCCAACCCGCCTTGTTTGAATGGCAAGAAGCGGAATAAATCAGCAGATCGGTCGCGTGAATTACAGCGAGTTTTGCGACAAGATGCTACGCAAGTCCCGATGTATCAGATTCAATTGGAGCATTACAAGCCGTTTACCGACAAGGTAAAGATTGGCATTGAAATCTGGGGTTCAAGCGCAAAATGCGATGGCGGTGAATATGCGGTACGCGCTAAACAGATTGCAGCAACTTGCCAAATGACTGGGTTAAACGATCCTTACGCTACCCCTGATAAGCGACTGGCAGCAGCAACTTCTTTATGGAAAGGTAAAGAGACCTTTGATCGTGCTTTTGAGCAACAAAGCAGCAAAGATGAATGGAAAGATCAATTCAAGAAAACCCCTAGAAGAGGTTGGTAATTTCTTTGGCCTTGGTAATAAAAAAGCCGTTGCCGCCCGCAATAAGAGGAAAGCGAAATGAATGACCTGATACAGATGGAAATGTCCCTTGACGAAGCCCGCGAAACCGACCGGCTGATTAAGCGCCATATCAATACGACGCGCTATCTACTGCTGGACATGCGAGATAGGAAAGGCTGGAAAGCACTGGGGTATGAGTCGTTTGTGGAGTATGGCGAGAAGGAGTTGAACCTTGGCTCGGCCAGAATTTATCAGCTTGCTGATGCTGCGGAAATCAGCTTACAGATTGGATTTTCTACAATTGTAGAAAAACAGCCATCAGAAGGACAACTTCGCCCACTCAAATCCGTACCCGAAGAAGTCCGCAAGGAGATATGGGAAGAAGCCACGCGCAAGGCGGAAGAAGAAGGCGCGAAAATGACCGCCAAGCGGGTTGATGATGCGGTTGCTGAATGGAAGCAGCGCAGTCAAGAAAGCCAAGATGAAAGCAACGAACGCCGCCTGAAAATCCGGGAACTTGAAACGCAGATTGACCTGTTGAAAGCGACGCCCGCGCCGGAACCGGTCATCGTGGAGAAAGCGCCGGATGATTATGAGGAATTCAAACGCAAAGCCGTTGAATTCCAGCAGCAGGCCGACGCCTTGCAGACTCAACTGGCGGATTTGCAAAAGCAGCAAGCCCGGTTAGTGAACGATCAAGTCAAAACCAAGCTGCAAGGTTATCAGGATGAAGTCAATGAAATGGAAAAGAAAAAGAAATCCATTGAAGACATCGTAGCCCGCAAGAAAGCCTATCTTGATTCTCTGTCCAGCGAAGTCAAGCGCATTGAAACTCATCAGGAAGTGATTAACGGGGCTCGGCTGGAGTTGATCGGACTGGCGGCTTTCCTGAATGACATGACGCCGATGAACGACCCGGACACGATCAAGAAGTGGCTGGCCTTGGCGGATATGCATGAAGAAGCGATGAATGCGATTCGCATGGTATTTGGCAAGCCAAGATTGGAGTTAGCCGCATGATTATCACCCTGGAAATGTACCAATGGGCAAAAAACATGATGGTGTGCGCGACTGCCCATCAATGCCCGAAAGAGGAAACCTGTTTCAACCTGGCGAAAACCGTCATTGATGCCTATGAAGCGCATGAATTGAGCGCTGTATTGGATCGGGCGGATGAAGTTGAGAATTATTCGCCGGGATTTGTGACCTGGGAATGGACGAAACCGGATTGGGATTCGGCATGAAGACCGGGCTGTTCCTGATTGGACTGTTGGCCGGATTCGGATTGGGATGCGCTGTTGCGGCATGGGCGCTTTATGAGCCGGTTGCTATCGGCCCGGCCAAATACGCACTCACTCGATCAGCAGGGCCGGTTCCGGCTTATGCCATGGACGGTACGCAAAAGCTGTTCCGCATCGAGTGCATTTCCGAGTCGGAAAAAGATTGCCCGCAACCGACTCGAATCCCGGAACCGGGAACCGTGGGATTGCTGTTGGCTGGATTGGGATTGTTAATCAGGAGTCGCGTATGAACGATCCCCCTTTTGTCTATTGCTACGGCATTTGGCCGGAACATCAGCCGTGTTTAGTGCGGCGATTATGCCAGCGGCATACCCGCTTGCGCGCCGAGGTCACATTCAATTCGCCCGCCGAAGTCCGCTGGCATGTCTGTCAGTTGAGCGGGGATCATTATCTCCCCGTGGAACGAGCCAATGAAGACCTTTGAATCCGAGTTGCAAAGCCAGATCATCGAATATCTGGCGCATGAAATGGCGCGAGGACGGGTCGGCTGGTTTTGCCGAGTCAATGGCGGGGCGGTAAAAGTCGGCGCTGATTTTATCCGGTTTTATGAGTTGCATATCCCCGGTCATTCCATGCGCTCAAAAGGGAAAGCCGATATTGAAGGTCTGCTTGGGAGCGGTAGCGCAACGCCGGGCCGGTACTTTGCGCTCGAAGTCAAGCGCCCTGGCGGCGTGGCGACGCCGGAACAGCGGGAGTTTATGGCCGCCGTGCGAGAAGTTGGCGGGATTGGCGCGACGGTACGCAGTTTTGAGGATGTGCGCAGTGTACTGTTTGGGGAGATTGACCCGGATCGGGATCAGACCCCGTATGAGGCGCGGATATGAACGCGCCTTGGTGGGGATACCGCATTGATCGGCCCGCGCCCGTCGGCCATCGCTGGAAAAACGTGCAAATCGGCAACGCGGTCAAGGTGCAGCCGGTATGCGGCTGCATGCATCCAATTCACCAGTTGCAAGTCGCATGGGCGGATGAGCCGATCAGTCGGCCATGCGGTGTGTGCGCGGATTGGGAAGAGCCGCACCACAAAAAAGACCTGCCATGATTAGCAGGTCTGTAGTATGCTTTGCGCACCTACCGGGCTTTGCGAGAGTCCGGCAGGCACTTGCAGTTCAACCTGAGATAGAGGTTTAACCACCATGAATGATGTTACCACATCAGGCGTATTGTCGCCTGCATCCTATCAAGATTTCATCGCTTCCAAGCTGTCCCTGCACGTTCCCGTGGGATTTGCGCCCTCTGATTTGTCCCACTATGGCCTGTTTGATTTCCAAGCTGCGATTGTCGATTGGGCGGTGAAGCGCGGACGCGCGGCGATCTTTGCCGATACTGGCCTTGGAAAAAGCGCAATGCAATTGGCCTGGGCCGATCAAGTCGCGGATTACACCGGCAAGCCTGTCTTAATCCTTGCGCCGCTGTGCGTCGCGCAACAAACCGTCCGGGAAGCGCAGCGCATCGGGATTGCCGATTGCCGGTATGCGCGAACCAAAGCACTGGTGATCGGTTCCCGTATCGTCATCGTGAACTACGAAATGTTGGAACGCTTCGCCGGGATTGAATGGGGCGGCGTGGTATTGGATGAAAGCAGTATTTTGAAATCGTTTGAAGGGAAAACCCGCAACGCCATCATTAGCCAGTTCGCCGATACCGATTACCGATTAAGTTGCACCGCCACTCCTAGCCCGAATGATTTTATGGAACTGGGCAATCAGTCTGAATTTTTAGGCGTGATGAGCCGCACGGAGATGCTGGCTCAATTCTTCATCCATGATGGCGGAGATACCAGCAAATGGCGGCTCAAAGGCCACGGGAAAACGGTCTTTTGGCAATGGATGTCTACTTGGGCCGTTTGCATTCGCAGTCCCTCCGATCTTGGTTTTGACGGATCGCGATATATTCTCCCTCCCCTGAATACCTACCAGCACACGGTTGATGCTCCGTTTGTGCCGAGCGATCAACTGTTTTCTACGGTTGCGCTCACGTTGAATGACAGGCGCGCCGCCAAGCGAGTCAGTATTGAAGATCGGGTGAAAGCGGTTGTGTTGCTTATTAAGAGCGAAAATGATAAAATTGCACTTAATTTGCAAAACAATCAAGGTGATTTAGATGGCTTGGAAAAAGGAATATCAGGAGAATCGGGATCGAAAGATTGCAGAAGACCCGGAGTATCGGGAGAGGTATCTGCAACAGACCAAGAAAGACCCGGAGAAGCAAAAAGCTTATCTAGCGGAGTATTACAAGGCGAATCCAGAGAAGTACAAGATAACGCCAGAACAGCGGGCAGAGCGCAATGCGGCACGGAGGATGAAGTACGCGGAAAATGCAGAATACAGGGAGATGGCAAAACAGAAAGCGAAGGAATGGCAAGATGCGAATCCAGCCAAAAGGAAGTCGCAGCGAATGAAAAATTACGGAATCCAGATAACGGATTATCAGGATTTACTTGCGAAACAGAATGGCGGATGCGCGATTTGCGGGTACTCGGATATGAGCAACCCGAAGATGTTTCCGGTAATCGATCATTGCCACAAGACAGGGAATGTCAGGGGTCTGCTCTGCATGAATTGCAATCAGGGATTGGGGAAATTCAAGGACAACATAGAATTTCTGACATCGGCAGCCATGTACCTGCATTACCGAAGTGGGTTATCTGGTGCCACCTAAACCCAGAGCAGGATGCTTTGGAAGTTGCGCTAAAAGAAAACGGAATTGCCTTTGTTTCTATTCGTGGCGCAACCAAGATCGAAGAAAAAATAAAGCTTGAATCAGATTGGAGGCTTGGCATCATTCAAGTAATGCTGACCAAGCCTTCTGTTTTTGGATTTGGAATGAATTGGCAGTGCTGCTCAAACGTCTGCTTTGTCGGGCTAGACGATAGCTATGAAGCGTATTACCAGGCCGTGCGGCGATGCTATCGCTTCGGGCAAGCCCGCCCGGTTGAGGTGCATATCATTTCATCGGAAGGCGAGGGCGCGATTTTGAAGAACATCGAGCGGAAAGCCGCACAGGCTCAGGAAATGAGTGCGGCAATGGTGGGCCACATGCGGGAGTTTTCGCAACGGGAAATCCAGGGCGCGCATCGGGAAACGAATGACTATGAGCGGGCCGTAGTGCGCGATGAGGATTGGACGCTGCATTTAGGGGATTGCGTGGATGTGGTTTCCGAGATGGAGTCCAAATCCATCGGCTATACCGTTTTCAGCCCGCCGTTTGCGTCGCTGTACACCTACTCCAATTCAACCCGTGATATGGGCAATTCCCGCAACCATACGGATTTTTACCAGCACTTCCGCTTTCTGGTGAATGAACTATTGCGGGTGACTCAAGACGGGCGGTTATTGAGTTTCCATTGCACCAATATCCCGATGATGAAAGGCCGGGATGGACAGATTGGGATTCATGATTTTCGCGGGGAATTGATCAAGTTGTTTGTCGATGCCGGCTGGATTTTCCATAGTGAGGTAGTGATCTGGAAAGACCCAGTGACCGCGATGCAACGTACAAAAGCAATGGGACTGCTGTACAAACAACTGCGCAAAGATTCTTGCATGTCGCGCATGGGCATTCCTGACTATCTAGTTACCATGCGCAAGCCAGGCGTCAATCCTGAGCCGGTAACGAAAACGCATGATGGTTTCCCGGTTAGTTTGTGGCAGAAATACGCCAGCCCGGTATGGATGGATGTCAATCCTACTCGTACGCTGCAGTATCGTGCGGCGCGGGATAATGATGACGAGAGGCATATCTGTCTTGCAAGCGGGTCGCTTGTGCTTACGCGCGAGCATGGGTATATCGAAATAGAAGAAATCCAATTCGGCAATCATGTTTTAACGCATCTTGGCCGATGGATGCCTGTTTTAGCCAAGCGATGCAATGGAGTGGCTGAAACTATCCGGGTGTGCGCACAAGGTGTTGCTGACCTGACAGTGACGCCAGATCATGAATTATGGACAAAACAAGCATGGGGTTCGCACGCTAAAGCATCCGCAAGAAACCACAACCCTGAATGGATTGAAGCGAAAGATACGCTTGGTTCATACCTGAATCTGAAGCTTCCTCCTGAAGAACAAAATGAACTGACTGCTGATGAATGGTGGATTATCGGCAGGTGGCTTGGAGATGGACATCGCGGACATCGTAGGACAAGCGGAGCGAGAGGCGCTGGATTTGGTGAGTTTATTATTTCATGCGCTCATGATGAGGCACATGAATTGCGTGAACGTCTTGGAAATCATGCAGGGCATTCATCATTGCGAACAGCCACTCAAATTACGCTTAAAGGATTGCGTAAAGAGGTTCGTGAGACATTGAATCGTTGCGGAAAAGGCGCTGGAGGAAAGCGATTGCCCGGCGAGGCTGTATCATTATCACTAGAAAAATCACGGGCATTGTTAGACGGGTATTTGTCGGCAGATGGTCATTATGTCGCAAAGCATGATCGTCATTGTGCATCGTCTATTTCAAGGGCACTGCTTTTGGGTATGGCGATTGTTGCGCAACGTGCTTATGGCGTTGTCGCAAGCGTTTATGCAGGGAGACCATGTCGAGAAGGAGAAATCCAGAGCCGCGCCGTCGCTATGCGTCAAGATTGGATTTTTTCATTCCGCATGTCGGAAGGTTATAAAAAATCCGGCTGGATTGATACAGAGGGCGCATGGAAAAAAGTTAGGAAAATTGAATGCGCGGATGAACGGGAGGTTTGGGATTTACAGGTTGCAGAAGATGCGTCATTCACGGCGGAAGGATGTATTGTCCATAACTGCCCATTACAGCTCGACGTGATCGAACGCGCCATTGAGTTATGGAGCAACCCCGGCGATTTGGTTTTATCGCCGTTTGCAGGAATTGGATCAGAAGGTTTTGTGGCGTTGCAAATGGGTCGCCGCTTTGTAGGCGCGGAACTCAAGCGCAGCTATTTTGATGTGGCCTGTCGTAATTTAGCGTCCGCTAAGTCGATGCAGGGCGGCCTGTTTGCTGAGAGTGAGGATACGCTCCATGCAGCCGCATAGCTCATCATTTTCCCTGCGTCCTTATCAGCTTCACGCCGTTGCGCAAGCGCGCGCACTCATGGCGGAAGGGAAGCGCTCAATATGTCTCGTTGCCGCGACAGGAAGCGGCAAGACCTGTATCGCCGCCCACATTATTCATAGCGCCCTCGCCAAGAATCGCCGCGTCCTTTTCCTGGCCCATCGCCGGGAATTGATTGACCAGTGCGCGGCCAAGTTGCGGGATTTGGGAATCTGGAATTACAACGTCGTTTTGAGCGGTCATCCGCAATCGCGCAACCCGGCTGCGCCGATGCAGATTGCCAGTATCCAGACGTTGATTCGCCGGGAATATCCGCCAGCGGATTTGGTGATCGTCGATGAAAGTCATCATGCCTGTTCGGCGTCATATCAGACGCTTATAGCCAACTATCCCGACGCTTACGTGTTGGGATTGACGGCAACGCCGGAACGGCTGGACGGGAAGGGGCTGGACGGGATTTTTCACGATCTATTGGAAGTCGCTACCGTCCCGGAATTGATTGATTCCGGGTTTTTGGTTGCGCCGACCTGTCTCGGGCCGTCGGCGGAAATGGCCGCGCAACTCAAGGCGACGCTCGCCACGGTGAAAGTGCGCTGTGGCGATTACGCGGAGGGTGCGCTGGGCGATGCAATGGACAACGCAACCCTCGTAGGCGACATCGTTGCGCACTGGCAGGAATGGGCGCCCGGCCAGAAAACCATTGTGTTTGCTGCCAGCATCCTGCACAGCCAGCACATTATTCAGCAATTCCAGGATGCCGGGGTTGCATCGGCGCATCTGGACGGCGGCATGGCAACGCCGGAACGGGAACGGATATTAGCGGCCTGGCGGCGGGGCGATATTCAGGTCGTGAGCAACTGCCAGATTCTCACGGAAGGCTTTGACTTCCCGGAATTATCTTGCTGCATTCTGGCAAGACCTACGAAGTCGGTTGCGCTGTATCTCCAGATGGTGGGGCGGGTTTTACGGGTTGCGCCGGGAAAATCAGGCGCTTTAATCCTCGACCATGCCGGCAACATTTTAGAGCATGGTCCTCCGCATATTGAGCGGGTCTGGACATTGCAAGGCGCATCGAAGAAACGGAAAGTCGAGAAAACCCATGCGTGTTTCTTGCCGGGTTGCGGGGCGCTATTTGTCGAGCGGGACGCCGGGGCTATTTGGTGGGTGGCAGCAACGCAGCCGGGGATCGTCGAAAATTATCAATTCATGGCGCGGAAATTCGAGCGCATGGATCGCAGCAGCGCCGATTTTAGCCAAGAGGCAAAGCTGCTGATCTGTCCAGCGTGTAGTCACGCCAGTTGCAAGTTTTGCGGAAGTTTCATTCAGCCGCCGTCCGCGCAATCGCATGATCGGTTGATCTGTCCGCATTGCGGCGGGGAATATTCCAGCGACCGCCAGGAGCAAGAAGATCGGGAGAAACGCCAGCCGCCGGAATGCATGGCCGGTAACTTGGTGATGATCGACGGGGCCGGGCCGGCCATGGACAAGATCAGAGTGAAAAACGAATACCACCGGCTACTGAATGCGGCGCGCGAAAAGGGCTACAAACGCGGCTGGGTTTGGTGGCAGTTAAAAGAAAAATTCAGCGAAGAGCAGTTACGGGCCGGGTTGCCGTTCCATCGAGCGGAATGGTGGCGGAAAGGAGCTGCGGAACACAAAGGGGAAACGGCATGAACGGCGCAACACAAGAGCAAGACATCCGATCCGCACTGGCGTTTCTCAGCCCCGATGACCGGGAAGAGTGGGTACGTGCCGGTATGGCGATCAAAGCCGGATTAGGCGAATCCGGCTATGGCGTCTGGAATGATTGGGGGCAGGAAAGCCCGGCGCACAAGGAGCGCGACGCGCAAACCGTCTGGAGAAGCTTCAAAAAGAATGGCGTTGGCTTGGGTACGCTGTTTTCCATGGCCGGTGAGCGGGGCTGGCAATGTCCGCGACCGGAGCCGCGCCAATCATCCAGCGAACCCGAACAGAAAGCGGCGTGGATTTGGGAACATGCGACGCCCGCGCCCGCCGATCACCACTATCTGCTGCGCAAGGGCGTCAAGAGTTACGGGCTACGGCTGCATAAGGAATCGCTGGTGGTCCCGCTGCGCAATGTACACGGCGAACTGAAAACCCTGCAATTTATTCTGCCGTATCCCAAAGACGGGAAGGACAAGTTGCTGTTGAAGGATGGGGTAAAGGCCGGCGCATTCTTCGCTATGGGCCGGCTACCCGGCGCAAAAGTGGCGCTGTTGTGTGAAGGGTACGCGACCGGGGCTAGTCTCCATGAGCATACCGGACTTCCCGTTGTGGTCTGCATTGACGCCGGGAACCTGGAAACGGTAGCAAAAGCCTTGCGGGCGGTATTTGTCCGGTTGAATCTGTTGATCTGTGGCGATAACGACGCGCACAAACCCGGCAGCAATGTCGGCAAGGACAAGTCGCGGGCGGCGGCGCACAGCGTGATCGGCGGGGCCGGCTGGTGTTTGCCCGATTTCCTCCTGGCGACGGACGCGGAAGTGGCGGAAGAAGCCGGTGCGCACCCGACGAAAGCGCAAGTGAAGGAGGCGCTGGCCGCGATCCGGCAGCGGGACAGCCAGCGGTACGCCGTCGAGAAGCCCACGGACTGGAATGATCTGGCCCGATGGAGCCGTGGCGTGGAACGGCTCCAAGCCCAGATTGAAGCGGCGATGGCCCGGATTGCGCTGATCGAAGTGCGCGCCGGGGATTTGGTGCAGATCGTCCGGCAAGCCGAGGCCGAGATGATCTTCGGCGGCGGCGTTTACCAGAGAAGCGGTGATTTGGTGCGTCCCGTCCGCCATGACTCGGTTGCAGGCCAATCGGCTGGACTGGCCGGGCTACCGATAGGCGCGTTGCGGTTGTGCGAAGTCACAACGCACTGGCTCACGGAGCGGTTTGCCACGGTCGCGACGTGGAAGCGGTTTAGCGAGACGAATCAAGCCTGGAAAGCCATTGACCCGCCGGAACAGTACGCCAAAACCTACCTGGCGAAAACCGGGCAATGGCGCGCGCCGGTGCTAACCGGAATCGTTGAATCTCCCACGTTGCGACGGGACGGGACGTTGCTGAACAAGCCGGGTTATGACGCCGCCAGCGGACTGTATGTGGACTATACCGGCGCGCCGGTTACAGTCCCGGAATCTCCCGCGCGGGAAGATGCGCTATCTGCGCTGGAAATCCTCAAAGAGCCGTATGCCGAATTCCAGTTTGCCGACCCGGCCATGGGGTTGTCCATTGCGCTCGCCGCGACGTTAACGGCAACCGTGCGGCGCTCGCTGCGTACCGCGCCGATGTTTGCCTTCGATGCGCCGGTGATGGGTGCGGGTAAGGGGTTGCTGGTTAAAGTGTCGGCATTGATCGCTACGGGCCGTCCAGCGCCATTATTGAGCCAGGGGCAGGATGAAGCGGAGGCGGAAAAGCGGCTCGGGTCGATGTTGTTAGCCGGCGTCTCGATGATCAATTTGGACAACATTGAACGGCCCGTGGGCGGTGAATTGCTCTGCTCAATGCTCACGGAACCCGTCTGCAACCCGCGTATTCTGGGAAAATCCGAATCCCCGGAAATGCCATGCAACTTAACCATGTTTGCCACGGGAAATAATCTGCAATTCGTCGGGGACATGGTGCGCAGGGTACTGATTTGCCGGTTAGACCCCGGCGTTGAACGTCCAGACGCCCGCCATTTCAATCGCAATCTCAACGAGTGGATACCGAAGAACCGAGCGCGCCTGCTGTCAGCGGCGTTGACCGTGTTGCGCGCCTACATCGTGGCCGGCAAACCAAAACAGCCGATTGCGCCGTATGGCAGTTTCGAGGAATGGTCTGATTGGGTTAGATCGGCGCTCGTTTGGCTGGGCGAAACCGACCCGTGTTTGTCCAGGACGGCGCTTGAGGATGATGACCCGGTCCTGTCTTCGCTCCATGCCGTGCTGTCGCTATGGAGCCGGGACTTGGGGCCGCGCGTCTACACGGCATCGGAAGTTTGCGCCAAGGCGGATGGTGATTTGCTGTTGGCGCTGTTGGATGTGGCTTCTAATCGGCGCGACCAGGAAAAATTAGACCCGAAACGGCTAGGAAAATGGCTGTTGAAACATAAAGGGCGGGTAGCCAATGGGTTACGGATTGTGAAGGGCGAAGATGGCGACAAGAAGATTGCCCTGTGGAAAGTAGTCCCTACTCCTACGGATTCCAATTCTACGGGGTTTACGGGGTATTACGGGGTTTGTCCTACTACCCCGTACGAGAAATCGGAAAAGTCACATTCTGATAACAATAGTAACGTAGATATGAAAAATAGCAAATACCCTAATTGGTATGGTGAGCAAACCCCGGAAACCCCGTATACCCCGTACTCCCATGAAGATGAAATTCTCAATGCCCGCAAAGCCCAAGAAGTGGCCGATGAATGGTGTCCCGAATGACGCCTTTCCAAGCCCGTGAAATCTTCTCTTCCTGGCAACCCGACCTTAAGGTCGCACTCAAGGGCGCAGCGCTGCGCAACCACTGGCAGGCCGACGATTGGCCGTACCACGTCGCCATGTGCGTGGAGGCGCTGATTGCAGGCCGCGCTACCGAATCGGATTTGACTGCTGAATACCAACTCCCTATCCCGGAGATCACTAGTGACTGAAACCGTACCGCACTACACAACGCCGCGATGCCGCCAGGAGGGCGGAGACCACTACCTGGAAATGGGCATTCAGCCATGGGACGCGATGCGCGCCTGGCTATCGCCGGAACAATTCACCGGGTTTTTGTTAGGAAATTGCATCAAGTACATCGCCCGCTTCAACGCCCGTGCGGACGGCAAAGGCGGGTTGCCGGATTTACTCAAAGCCCGTCATTACCTGGATCAACTGATCACATTGGAGTCCAACGATGCTTAAAGTCAAACGGTTGACGGATACCGCGAAACTTCCGACCCGCGCCCATGCAGGGGATGCAGGGCTGGATTTGTATGCGAATGAAAATTGGCTGTTGTCCACAGCGAGCCGTGCGCTGATCAATACCAACATCAGCATCGCTATACCGGATGGCTACGTGGGCCTGATTTGGCCGCGTTCCGGGCTAGCCGCGAAACACGGCATTAGCGTTGACGCCGGGGTCATTGACGCGGGCTATCGAGGGCCGGTGAAGGTGCTGATGACGAACAGCGGCGACGATGACTATGCCGTGCATAGGGGCGACAAAATCGCCCAACTGCTTATTCAGACGGTATCACTGATGGAACCGGTTGAGGTGGATTGTCTGGACGAAACCGACCGCAGCGCCGGCGGCTTTGGGAGTAGTGGCCTGTGACCGCAAAAAATGCGTTTTTAGGCGTTGTTGAGGACGTGGTAGCACGTTGCCTTGTACCGGTTCCATCAGCGCCGTTAATGGCGCTTGGCGAGGCTGTAGCAGCGGGTACGGAGGCGATTGAAAGCGGAACCGAGACCGCGACTGAACTTGAGCTGCTGTGGGAGGTGTGGGATGCCGCGGAAGGGCTGGATTGGAGTTTCTACCCGGAAAACGATTATGCCAGCCGAGAAGCGCTGATCAGCATCAGCTCGGTGCAGTCGCTGGCCGATGCACTCCATGCCTACCTGGAGTATATCAACCGTGCGCGTTGAATATCTTGACCGCCTCGGAACTGACTTGTCGATTGTCAACGCGGCCCGCGTCTCCATGGATAAGCAGCATACCGAGTTTGATCCTGACAGCGATACCCGGCTGCTTCAATATCTGGCAAAGCATCAGCATTGGACGCCGTTTGCCCATACGGCGTTGACGTTGCGCATCACCACGCCGATTTTTGTTGCCCGGCAACTGGCTAAACACCAAGTCGGGCTGGTTTGGAATGAAATTAGCCGCAGATATGTGGACGCGGAACCGGAATTTTATACGCCGACGGAGTGGCGCAGCCGTCCCGAAGGTAACATCAAGCAAGGGAGTGGTGAACCGATCACTACCGACGCGGCTTATTTGGATTGGATATACCGGGAAGGAATCTATGCCTCGCGCAAAGCGTATGACGAACTCTTGGCGCGTGGCGTAGCGCCTGAAATGGCCCGCATGATCCTTCCACAGTCGATGATGACGACTTGGATATGGACTGGCAGTTTAGCCGCGTTTTCCCGTGTCTGTACGCTGAGACTGGATAGCCATGCGCAAGCGGAAACGCGGGAGATCGCCGTGCAAATCGCCGATATTTGCGCCGAGTATTTCCCGTCCGCATGGTCGGCGCTGATGTCCGAAAAATAGACCTGCTAACAGTTGCAAAACGCTGTCAATTGTGGTGTACAATCATCCATTCCACATCGGCTTTTTCTGCATGAAAGGCACTCTCCAGAAAACCACCGAAAGCCACGCGCTTGCGTGTCAGACATGCGCTGCGTTTCGCGATGATGATCCCGATATTTACTATTGCGAGGATCAGCAAGCCGACTTTCCTGCGCTGTGTGAGCGGTATCGACAAGCGGATCGGCTTGCTCCGTTGAGAAATGATTGGGGTGTTCCAGATGAGCTATGACGGTCTGGTAATAGGAAGTTGTTCGTTATGCGGGGGAGCGGTGCAGGTTCCTGCGGTATGGCACGGCGTGATTCCGCCGACTCCGACGTGTGAGCGTTGCGGAGCGATTGCAGCACCGCCGCAAGAACCAATCATTCCGATGGTTCATAGAGGACATCACCGGGTGAGTTTCACCGATGGGGCTTCGCTTTATTACCCGCCCGGTACGCATCCGAAGGTCATTGAATATGGACTATGACCCGCTCGATGATCTGGACACGATGGCCAAGACCGTGTGGGCCGAGGCTCGCGGTGAAGCAGTCATCGGCCAGCAAGCCGTCGCTTGGGTCATCAAAAACCGCTGGCTGCATCCTCGCTGGTGGAGTCGAAACCGCGATTCGATTCCCGACGATACGATTGCGGCTGTGTGTCTTGATCCTTTCCAGTTTTCGGCCTGGAACCCACGCGATCCAAATAGACAACGATTAGAAGGCACAAAGTTGTTGAGCGATCTTTCGTTTAAAGCAATTCGTAAAATCTGTGAAATGGTTTTGTGTGATGAACTTCCTGATCCAACAGGTGGAGCCGATCATTATTGTGTATCGAAAATCGCCAAGTATACTAACTGGGCGCGAGGGAAAGCTCCAGTAAAAACGATTGGCCGACACAGTTTTTATCGTCTGGAATTGTAGTGATGGGTATCATGCGTACAGCTAGGCTGATCACCGAAAACTTGTTGCTCTGCAAGTTGCTGTACGTTTTCCTTTTCAGGGCGTCTCGGAGAGTAGAGATGAGAAAGCATAAGTCCCTTGATGGTTATCGTTCTGGTCTGTTGGTTGCTCAGAAACGGGTTGATAATTGTGCTAATGGAGAACCGCAATATGAATGTCTTTGCGATTGTGGTGAAACATCTATAGTTCGGGCAACGCATCTTCGTAACAATATTATAAAGTCTTGTGGTTGCAGAAAGGGTAATCATAGTCATGGCCGTTCTTATACTGCGGAACACCGTATTTGGCGATCTATGAAGGGAAGATGCCACAACATCAATAGCCAAGATTTTTATATGTATGGAGCTAAGGGTATTACAGTCTGCGAAAGCTGGCATAGGTTTGAAAACTTTTTTGCTGATATGGGAGAGCGCCCATCCGTAAATCATAGTATTGATCGGATTGACGGGACTAAAAGGTACTATAAAGAAAATTGTAGGTGGGCAACTCCTATTGAGCAGAGCAGAAATACGGTAAGCAACCGTTTGATTTCTTTTATGGGGAAGACTCAATGCGTTGCTGCTTGGGCTTCCGAGCTTTGCGCTCCATACCACACGCTTCGCCGTCGTTTGAAAGACGGGTATTCTGTTGATGATGTGTTTAGTGAATGGACTAATGGAAGGCTAGGGATATGAGCTACGTGACCAAGTGTGGTATGTCGCTCGCCTTGCAAGTTTCATGAGTTTATCACGCTGGATGGATGGAGTAGCGTATGAAAAATATGGTTGAGATTCTGACTCATTTTCAGTGTCCATCTTGCAAAGGATGGTGGACGGTCGGCGATCAGTATCTGGCATCAAAAATATTTCCGAAGCGCTATTGCCCACATTGCGGCAAAGAGCAATCTAATGCTTGTGTTGCCAGAGATCAAATTGCACATTTAGAGAATGTAATCGCCATTTTGCAACAACAGGTACGTGTCGAATGAACGTTTACGACAGCATGAAAGAGTATATTGATCAGGCGCATCAAGCGGGAATCCCATTTTTTTGTTTTGACCCGGATTTCGTTAATTTGAAGATCGCCCATGAGTGCTTTGTTTTCTTAGCTGACTGTGCGGTTATTGCGGATACCTTGGCTCTTGTTGATTTAACTGGCTGTCTGGATAGCGAGTTACTGTAATGAACATCATCCATCCCCACACCAAAAACATGTTACTGGTTTCCGAACATTCCCCGCTCGTGGCTGAACTGGAGATATACCCGAAATATCAGTATATTCTCATCGGTGAGGTGGGTTATTCGCGGGGGATGAGGATTGCTTATGAAGATTGGCCGGGATTTCTGGAGTTTGTGAAGGAAATTGACGCTGAAATTCAGAGGCTTCCTCAGTCATGAAGATTAATCTACGCGAACCCAGTACGAAGCGCGGCATCGTGATGCTGATTACCGGCGGCGTCGTTCTTTACCAGACGTTTTGGGGTTCCGGGCAAATTGATATTGATTCGCTTTTGGCACGAGTCGATTGGTGGCTCGGCATTGGCCTGACCATTGTCGGCATGTTGGGATTTCTTCCAGATCGCGACCCGGAGAAACGCACTCGTGCCACTGACCAAGATCAGTCTACCGGGACGCCGACGCCATTACCGCCGATTGAACTTACGGGGAAATCCGAGTCTGCCGAAGTTCCCAATATCCCGCCAATGGCTTTTGATGATTCCCCTCATCATCGCCGCCGCGTTTCTGACCAGTTGCGCGACACCCTGCCATCCATCCCTCGGTTTAAAAACCCTGCCTCTCCTCACTCAGGATCGGTGGGCTGGAATGACGATCACTGATTTTATTGATTCTGGAGAAGTGAAATGCGCGTTTTACTACTGAGTTTGTTGGTTCTATTTTCGGCTTCGGCATTTTCGCAGTCTTGCCCGGAAGGGCAGATTTTTAACTCTTGTGACGGGCCACAGACCGGGCCAGGACAGTGTATTCCGGGCTGTGTCGCTGTAGGAGTTCCGCCAGTAGTGTCTGAACCGATTGGGCCTACTGAATTGTGCGTATCAGACGCTTGTCAGTTCGTGCGGTATGTGTGGATCGGCAATATCGTTGTTGCCGAGTCGCAACTGGCAAATGGCTATGCGGTCATCGGCTGGAGCGGGCCGTGCTTAGCATCGACTCGCGGCGAGTGTCCTGATATTCTGAATCAAGCGTTCAGCGACCTCACAATGAACGCCAAACGCGCCAATCGGGCGCAATCGCAGTAATCACCGACTGGTGATTGATATGTTTGTCAATACGTTGAATGTGTATTACACCTGTGGAGAACTACCGATGAAACTGTCTGAACTCACTACCGCGATTGCGGGCGTATCTGCGCAACTGACCAAAGCGCAAGCGGAAATCCTTGCCAAGATTGCTGCATTGGAAGCGGCGCTGGTTGATGTTGAACTGCCGGTGGAAGCTATTGATGCGATTAACTCGCTGCGCGGCCAAGCGCAAGTGCTGGATGATATCGTTCCTGATGTTGTCCCTGAGCCGGAGCCGATTGAGACGGTTGAGCCTGTCACTGAGTAATTATTGACGGCGAGTCAGCAATGGCTCGCCCTTGGAGATTCGATGAAAGCCTTTCTCTTGGCATCTTTGCAGACGATCATCAAGGCATTGGTCGGAGCGCTCAATTATGAGCAGATCAAGGAATTGGTCAATGACGCCGAGAGCGAGCCGCTGACCGGCGCTGAGAAACGGGCTTTCGTCCTTCAGGAAGCGCGGACGATAGGATTAGCCATCGGTACGGCGCTGTTGAATTTGGCAATTGAAAGCGCCGCGAATAACTTGAGGAAATGAAAAATGGCTTACGTCGATGTGTACAATGCCAGTATTGATGAGACCTTCCAAGGTCGTTGCCTGGTGGCGGCCCGCGAGATTGCCCGTGCAATTGTCTCAGGAGAAGAAGTAGTCACTTCGCAGTCCGTCAATCTGGTGACGCTGGCTGGGAGTGAGAATTTTGCCAAGCGCGTCCTGCGAAATATGGCAACGATCAGCAAAGAACAGATTGCGATTCTGATTCTCGCCAATACCACGATTGCCGCCAATGTCGCCAGTAGCTTGGATAGCGATATTCTCTGGCAGACGAAAGAGGTTTGGCCGGTCTACGTGGAGATTGGCTAATGGCTACGACGCTGACGAAAACGGCACGAACGGTTGTTAGCAGTTCAAGCAATACAGCGGGCAGCACGACTCGCGGCACTGTGGATTTGCGTACAGCGTATGGCGGTTTTCTGACTGCCAAAATTACGAATGGCGCGACCGGGCCAACTGTGCAATGTACCTGTAATTTTTTGGTGGCGCATACCGCCAGCGCAACGCCGACCGCAGAAAGCGCCGGGACGGATTGGAAAACGGTATGGAGTTTTGGGGGTGGGTCAACTAATAGCGCCATTACCGAGCAAACATGGGACGTGCCTGCTGGCGTAATGCATTTAGAGGTTGAGTTTACTGGAAACACGGGACAAACTGTGACTGTAGAGTCGTTCTTCTCTGAAATCACCAATGCCGTGAGTGCATAATGGCTAATTTAATCAATATGCCACGGGCCGCATGGAAGCGGCAGCCCGATAAGCTTTCGTCGATTAATTCGCAATGGAGTGGTGTTATAGGAGCTTGGCTGCCTCTTTGTGATAGGGGTTATGACTGTGTGCAAAGGGTCAATAATGTTTCATCAGCGCTCACTGGATTTACACGAAGCGTAAAAAGCAATGGGTTTGCCATTTCTTTTAGTGGTTCTGGTGCAGGCTTTTTAAGTAAAAAAAGTCAATCAACTAATCAATTAAGTTTTTGTATTTCGTTTTACAATGCGGGCAGTCAAAATTCACGAATTTTATGGTCAACGCCGTTAGAGATCATTCCAGTTAATACGAATGACGGCTGTAATGTTTACATATCTGGAACGTCCCGATTTTATATTCCTCTACCGGCTAGCGTTGAAATCACTTTAGCGTTTTCTTACAATAATTCATCTTCATCAAACGATCCAATCGTTTTTATAAATGGGAATGAAGTCACCGTAACCAGATTATCTACTCCGGCAACCCCATCATTGGCAGTGACCTATCTGCTCTGTAATCATTTTACTATTGCAAAACCCTTATTAGGGTATACATATATGGGCGCTGTAATGGAGCGCGCCTATAGCAAAAGCGAATGTGCAGAATTAACAAAAAATCCCTGGCAACTGTTTGATCCATCCCCATCCAGGTTTTACCTGATTCCGAGTAGTGGGGGCGTTCTCACCCTCGTCATTCAGAAAGCAACCCACGGTCACAGCGTAGACGCGCCTTCGCTGACGCAAGCCCATGTCCTCGCACTAGCTGATAGCCTGCACGGCCATTCCGTTGAATCTCCGATTCTCAGTCAATCCTATGCACTGACACTGGCGGCGGCGGCTCATGCACATAACGCCAACAATCTTGATCTATCGCAAGCGCACAGCTTGACTATGACAGAAGCGAGTCACAACCATAGCGCAGAAGCCCCTTTGTTGACGCAAGCGCATATCCTGAATCTCAGCGATGCGTTGCACGGTCATTCCGCCGAAGCCACGACGCTGACTCTGGCTAGTTCGTTAATCGTAGCAGAGGCAAATCATACCCATTCGGCTGATGCGCCAAGCCTGACGCAAGCACACACGATCACGTTGCAAGACGCCAGTCACAGTCACAGCGTTGAATCCATAGTCTTGACGCAAGCCTATGTGTTGGTGGCTGCCGATACTGCTCACAGTCATAGCGGAGAAGCTATAACGCTCTCCACGGAACTGAATCTGGCGATTGCCGATGCGCTGCATTCACACACGGTTGAAGAACCGAGATTGACGCAAGCTCATGTTTTGAGTCTGGCCGACGCCCTACATAGCCACACGGCGGAATCTGTGTCGATGGGTCAAGGTTATTCGCTGATCGTGGCGGAAGCGACTCACAGTCATTCCGTTGAATCGCCAACGGTCTCCGTAGCCTTCATTCTGGCTGTTCAAGACGCCCTGCACAGTCAGGCAGCGGATGCGCTATTGTTGGCTACTCATGTGACTCTGATTGTTTCCGATGCGCTTCACGCGCATTTGGCGGGGACTGCCACCGAGATTACTTTGCCCACGGGCGATAGAGTCTTTCTAGTCGCTTATGAAGACCGACTGTTTTTAGTTGCTACCGAAGACCGTGTATTTGGAGTGTGAAATGAAGATTGAAGCCTTGGAAACCATCAAAAGCGATGGTTATGTATTGGATGCTGGCGACGTGAAGCAGAACGTCCCGGATGAAATTGGCGCTGTTTGGGTGGAAGCCGGGTGGGCGAAAGACCTGGACGGTGCGGTTGAGACCGGCGAACGAGTCGTGCTGAACGCCAAGTTAGCCGTTGATTCTGTGAAGTCCGTTGTTAAGTCCCCGGTTGTAGGAGTGCAGTAACGTGGCTAAATGGTGCAGTGATACTTACCTCGACAAATTTTTGGAAGGCGTTGATGATTGCACACTATTGACCGTGTGCAGTGCGCAGCCAACGACCTATGCAGAGGCCAGCGCAACCTACGCATTGGCTGATATTGCGCTAACTGCTGGGGCTGGCAATGGAGATTACACCATTGCTGATGGCGATACTAACGGACGCAAGCTTACTATTGCTCAACAAGCCAATGTCGATATTGACGCCAGTGGCACGGCCACGCATGTAGCATTGAGTATTTCTGGTTCAAGTACGCTGGTTTATGTCACTACTTGCACAAGTCAGGCATTAACTAGTGGTGGAACAGTAACAATTCCGGCCTGGGATATTGAAATTGCTGATGCAGCGTAAGGATTAATCCAATGACCGTTATCGTCAAATCATCCGCGTGGCCGTATAAAGTCAAGGAACCGATTGATTCCGGGTCTAAGCTGAATTACGGCATTGACTGGAGTGATTGGCTACCTGTTGGGTCAACAATTCAGACTGCAACATGGACGATAACGGGCGGGACTGCCGTATATTCAGTTGTGGTGGATGGAGTGACCTGTGTATGGCTATCAGTAACTCCCGGCGCTGCACAAGTTAAAGCCACTGTCCATATCGTCTTGGATACCGCACCAGTAGCACTCGAAGACGAGCGGACGCTGATCTTGATCGTCAAAGAACGCTAATGACCCTCAATAAAGACGATCCCGAAACCGGCCTGAATCTGCGTGAGCCGCAATATGCCGGGTGGCGAACGGCTGAGTCGGATTCAGCCCGTAACTTTCGCAATGCCATACATCAGGAAGAGCGGGAGTTGCTGCGTGAGAATCAGCGGGAGCATGAAGATTTGCGGGCGCGAGTAGACCGCATTGAACGCGATCTGGCGAAACGGGAGCCGGTCATTGAAGCCGCCAGTAGCATGGTTGCTGCATCCCGCATGGTCAAGGCGGCGATTGTGATTTTAGCGGTCTTGCTGTCGGTCTTGACCGGCGCTATCCAAGTTTTCGATAGGTGGCTGCAGCGATGAATCAGAAATCTGTTGTTTGGTGGCAGGATCACTGTTTTTGGTGTTATCACATTGCCGCTATTTTCATGTTTGCCTGTCTCGTATCCGTCCCGTTTTGCCTCTGGCTCTGGTATGGCTGGTTTGCCGATCAAGGCCAAGTGATTGCGTTCGGACAAGGTACGGC